CGGAGGTATAACATGGGAAACGTAAATGATAGCAAGGTAGATTATTGGTTAACTGATGATGGATTGCTTTTAATTAGCTCTTGGGTAAGGGATGGTCTTATACAGGATGAAATTTGTCAGAAAATAGGGGTTTCAAGAGGACAGTTTATAAAATGGAAAAAGAAATATCCCGAAATTGCTGATGCTGTTAAGACAAGTAAGGAAATTGTTGATTATCAAGTGGAAAATGCCTTGCTTAAGGCTGCATTAGGGTATAAAAAGAAGAGTATTAAGGTTACACTTGGTAAAAAGATCCTTAATGGTGAGGTATTTGAGGTCTTAAAAGAGACTACAACCGAGGAAGTAGGACCTAATGTAACGGCTTGTATGGCTTGGTTGAACAATAGAAAGCATGACCAATGGAAGAGAAATAGAGATAAAACACTTGAATTGTCCGAGGAGGATAGCAACATCAATATAACTATTGTTAGAGGTCCACAAACAGAGGCTGCATTGGGCGAAAATACCAATACTGAGGTTAAATTTGAAAGTAAACCAAAGGAAAGTGCGGAAACTGTTGAAAAAGCACCGCAAATTGATGAAAATGATAAGGATTATTGGCCTGATGATTGGGAAGATGATGATGATTTTGATGAGAGTGCGGACTAAGTACCGCACTTTCTTTGTATAAACACTATTGTGTTTATATTTCTTTGTATTATATATTATATATAATTATATATTGCATTTTTGGCTGTTGTATGTTATGATGTTCACAAATAACAAATGTAATTTTACAGAAGAGAAAATAAAATGGCAAAACAAGCAACAATGAATATAAGCCCAGCATTTGATAATTTTATTTTTGACTGGGATTATGAAAAATACTTAGTTATAGGTTCTTATGGTTCTGGTAAATCCCATGCCGTATGTCAGAAACTTATATTGAAGTTATATACAGAAAAAAGGAAGGCTTGTGTATTCCGTGATGTATATGATACCCATAAGGAGTCTACATTTGACTTGTTAAAACAAGTGTTAGATGATATGGGTATGTTAGCTGACAATGGTGTTAGGAAACATCCAACTAAGGTTTGTTTTAAAAACAGTCCTTTGGAATTTAAGTTCCCAAATGGTAGTAGAATAATTTTTAAAGGTATGGATAGCACCGAAAAGTTGAAATCCTTGAATGGTGTTTCTATTGTTTGGATTGAGGAGTGTTCGGAAGTAACACTTGATTCATACCTTGAAATTCTTGGTCGTATTAGAACTTACAATGTTAGTATGCACTTTATATTGACTTGTAACCCTGTTGGTAAGTTTAACTGGGTATATCAACAGTTCTTTGAAAGAATAAACGATGATGGTACAGTCACAACAATACTCAAAGATGAGTTATTGTATCGTAAGAAAGCATTGGTTAAAAATGGTGTGTATTATCACCATTCAACTTGTGACGATAACCCTTTCCTTCCAGAAGGCTATATAAAACGTCTGGATGATTTAAAGAATTATGACAAGGCATTATGGGTTGTTGCCCGTTTAGGTAGATTTGGTTCTACTGGTATGAGAGTTCTTCCCCAATTTGAGGTTATGGATAGTAAACTGGTTAGGGAAGCAGTTAGGGAAATACCCGAAAGATTCCACTTTACAGGATTTGACTTTGGGTTTGAAACATCTTATAATGCTGTTATACGGGTGGCGGTTGATGATAGGTACAAATGGTTATACATCTGGAAAGAGTATTATAAAAACCATATGACTGATGATAAGACTGCCAAAGATCTTGTTGAATGGGAGCCTGATATAAAGGCAATTGAAATAAAGGCTGATAATGCAGAACCAAAATCAATTCAGTATTATCGTCAACAAGGATTTAACATTCGGGGATGCCGAAAGAAATGTGATAAAAAATCTGAAGGTAGTAGAATTGCAAATACAAAAAAGTGTAAGAGATTTACCCGTATAATTTGTGCAAGGGATTGTAAGAATACAATCAAAGAGTTAAAAGATCTTACTTATAAGAAAAATAAAGATGGCTCAATAAATTACGGACAGTTTAACATTGATGCTCATACATTTTCAGCAATATGGTATGCACTTGATAGTTATACTGTTGCTGATTTGAAAGAAAAACCGAATCACAGTAGAAAGGGTGTATAAGATGGATGGAAATATCTTAAAATTCACAGTTGGTGAAAAAATACCTGATTGGTTTAATGCTGAAGCTGCAATAGGAAGGGCAAGAGTTAACCAGGATGAAGCTGGAAATCTGGTTAACATTACCCTTTTTACTGTTTCAAAGCAGATAATTGCTAACATTGGGGATGTGATTGTTAAAACTAATACTGGTTTAACACTTATACCTCAGAAAAAGGCAATTAAATATAGAGTTGAAACTGAAAAACCTGTAAAGTCAAAGAAAAATGGAGGTAAGAAAAATGAGTAATGATATTAAGAACAAATTGACAAGTCGTAAGTTTTGGATTTGTGTAGCTGCCTTTTTAGGCTCAATTGCAACATCCATTTCTGGTATTGTAACGGATAATAAGTATATTACTACTCTTGGAGTTGTTGCAGGTGTTCTTTCGGCTGCCATTTATGCTTTTTGTGAGGCCTGGGTTGATGGTAAGGCAGTTAATAAAGATGATGGGGAATAATAGATGACTACAAAGGCACAGATTGATAATTTTTTAAGAAAAATCATTCCAATAGCCCAAAGACAAGCAAGAAAACACAACGGGAGGATATATGCTTCTGTATGTATCGCTCAAGCAGCTCATGAAAGCGGTTGGGGTACATCTGCTAAGATGGTAAAAGCAAATGCCTTGTTTGGAATTAAGGTTGGAAAGTCTGCTTACCATTTTGGTACGGCTTGGAAGGGTGCAGCATATAAAACAGGAACAACTGAGTATTATGATGGTAAAAATCCTACAAAGATAACTGATTGGTTTAGGGCATATGATAATATAGAAGATGCAACCGAAGATTATTTTGACATGTTGTGCCATTGTCAAAGATATAGAGGGGCATTAAACCAGTCAACTCCTCAGAAATGTATTGAAGGAATCATAAAAGGTGGATATGCTACAGGTCCCGAATATGTGAAGCATATAATGTATATTATAAATACTTATGGACTTGATAGGTATGATGATTGGGATGCTAAGTATATACTAACTCAAGAATCTTCACCTTATGCTACTATTAAGATAGGGTCAAGAGGCAAAGCAGTTACAAAACTTCAAAACTTGCTTAATGATAAAGGTTATAAGCTTTCAGTGGATGGTATATTTGGAGTAAATACTCAGAAAGCAGTAATGGATTATCAAAGAAAGAATAGCTTAATGGTTGATGGGATTGTAGGCCCTAAAACTTGGGATAAATTATTAAAGAGGTAGTTAATATGTCTGAAGAAAGTAAAATGATTGCTTTGCAAGAAGTTGAAGATGAAAATGATGCACTGGATTTATATTATGCTTATCCAGCTATACCATATTCAATAATTGAAGATGAAGTTGGAATAGAAAAAAAGACAAGATATAATACGGAATTTACAAATATCCGTTTGTTATATTCTGTTTATAAAAAAGGAGCAACGTTTATTACGGAGGGTAGTAATTCGGATTATGTTCCTTCTACATTACGTTATAAAAAGGCTTCAATGATTATAAATAAGGAGGCAAGATTTCTTTTTGCAAATCCCCCTAGTTTTAATATAAATCCTGATAATGTGGATAACAAAAATACAAATGATAATGCTGTTCTTCAAAATTTTCTTAACAAAGTTCTTGAGAAAAATTCATTTAATGCAAATCTATTAAAGGCAGCAAAGGATTGTTTTATTGGTAAGCGTGTAGCCATTGTTCTTAATTTTGGGGATAATGGTATAGTAATATCTTTCCTTAAATCATTAGACTTTATTTATGAAACATCAAGTGATAAACCTGGGGAGTTGACAAAGTTTGTTTGTTTTGAGCTTTTAAATGGAGCAGAACATCAATCCGAACAAAAGTGGTTTAAAAAGAAATATGAAAAGATAAATGATGAAGTTTATTTGGAAGAATATATTTATTCAGGTAATGGGGAGGTTCTTGAAACTATCACAAAAAGGGAAAGAATTGATTTACCATATATTCCTGCGGTTGTTGTAATAAATGATGCTTTACTTGGGGATGAGTTTGGTACATCTGAATTAGAACCTTTAGTTTCTTATGAGGAGTATTATAGTAAATTAGCCAATGCTGATATGGATGCTGAACGTAAGTCAATGAATCCTATTCGGTGGACTATTGATGCATCAAATGATAGTACAAGGGTATTATCGACAAGTCCTGGTTCCTATTGGGATCTTCAAACCGATATGGATAAACCAAATGAGAATACCAGTGCTAGAGTTGGTACATTGGAAGCTAATATGACATATTCTAATCCATTAAAGACTACATTGGATAGAATAGAAAATGAGATGTATAATGAGGTTGATGTTCCAAACATAACAAGTGAACAATTAGCTGGGGTTATTACATCTGGTAAAACATTACAAGCATTATATTGGGGATTAACTGTAAGATGTGATGAAAAAATGCTTGAATGGGGTAGTTGTTTGCAATTCATAGCAATTGCAATAATTGAAGGTGGTAAGATATACCCTAATTCGATTAAACCCTATACCGAAAAGAAAAAATTACCCTCAATACCTTATAATGTTGTGGTTAAAAATAATTATCCGTTACCTGAGGATGAAAAGGATAAAAAGGAGTTGGATATATCTGAGGTTGAAGGTAAAATAATGTCACGAAAAGCCTATATGAAGAAATGGAGAGGTTTAAGTGATGAAGAAGCAAATAATGAACTTCAACAAATTAAATTGGAACAGGATCTGTTGGAAAGTTT